AGGATGAATAGCACTTTTACCATCTGTTACAACAAAGTTACCATCCTCACCTAGTGATAAGTTAGAGTATCTAGGTACGAAGTAGTCTACGTTAACAGACATAAATCCGTTTGGATCTACATTTGTTACACTCGTATCTCTGAAATCAATAACGTCAGAAATTTCTTTATTTTGTACACTTCTTAATTTGCTATAACTTACTGTTTCGTCAACACCAGAAGCATGTGCAGCATTTTCAAATCCTGTTATTGGATAAGATTCTACAGTAAATGGAATTTCGCTTGCTCCATGAACAAAGTGTTTAAACGTTATCGATAACGGTGAGCTTGCAGGAACTACTGAAGTTGATAGTGTATCACCAACATAAATTGCTTGTCCTGTTAATAAATCAGATGGTCTTTGACCATCATCAAGTAAGAAATCACTTTTTAGTTCTTTTTCAATTGAAGTACC